GATCTCTGACAGAATTAAAATAGGTGCGCAAACACCCGCAAAGAGCTTGGCTCTCGGCTTGGTGTTTGCGCACCTTAATTATTTCAGGAGGTCAGAGTCCTGTAGTAAAGTCGGGGGCTTTTTTAATCCCCTTTAGGCATAAATCGGCTGATCAGCCACTTTTTAATATTGGGCCACTTGGCTAAAACCCAGATGATAATTCCGATGACCACCGCAATCCCTAAAACCTGAAGGACAGGCCACTTAGTCTTACTTTCTAGCTGTTTGCCCTTTTCTTTATTTTTAGCGGCCAAATGAGCCTTATTTTCACCAGAACTATCAATAGTTCTTAAACTGTCCTTTTTTCGTTGGGCAATAGAGTCCTTCGAGTTTATATCCTCTTTATCCTTTAGGTTGATTTCCCGTGTGTAGGTTGTTTGTTTTCCATGCCCTTTCGCGTAAACCTCGGCTTTAATTAAACCGGTTGAGGGGTCGTACTTGGCCGTTAACCTAATATCTCCGGAACTGAGCTCAATACCACCTCCTTTCGCAGAATCAATTTTAAAGTTCCCAGTTAAGACAATAGGCTCTCCGCTTTCCGTTTTTGTTTCTATAATGGACAAATCTCTGTCTTTGCTTGAAGTCAGGTTTTTAACGTCAATAAGAGAATTCGAGGCCGTTTTTATCTCTGCGTGTACATTAGCCTTGCTAAATACCGTTGAATCTGTTTTAACCGTTTTGCTGGACTTCGTTAAGTGTCTGGAATGCGAGCACCCCAGAAGCAATACGGCCAGAATTACTAACTTTTCCATTGCTGCGGTTTTATAGTGATTACCTTCGTTCCTTCAGACGAGTTCAACTTCATTTTGAAAATTTCAAACTGTTTTTTTGTCTCATCTTTATAAATATTATTCAGGACACCCTGCAAACTGTCATTTTTAGCCTGTATCTGCATCCTTTCATTATGCTCACGTTCTGCGTATGCATTGGCCCCCTGAATAATCTTTAATTTATCCGCGGAACAGTCTTCAACGCCATTATCATACTGCTTGCTTCCCCAAAAAAACAAAGAAGGGATAGCTGTAACAATAATTATCAGACAGGCATAAAACGCATAGGCAATAAAGCTCGTACCTTTTACTTTGTCCTTTGCGGCCCCGGTATCGTCCGTTCCTGCCTGTGGTTGGTTTATTGGTGGTGGCATTTGGTATTTTTTAAACAGTTATTGCGTCACTTAATGAACTCATCCCAAAATCGGAAACAAGACCTATTCTAAAATCATAGCCTGATACAAGGGAAAAGGAATGTTCCTTTTTGTATTCCTGATTGCTACGCTCAGACGGCATACTATCATAATCGTTCCCTCCAGTAAGAACATAAAACATTGTCGCCTTTGTGGGGACGTTGGTTACAATCTTAAGGACACCCGCATCAATTGAATAAGTAAATTCAGGCAATGACTCGTCATATATCCCATTTTCGCCTTCAGTCAAAAAAACACTAAGAAAACCCTCTTCATGGCTTAAAAACGGAATTTCTGCAATGTAAATATCATTATCCACCTTACGAAGCTTTCCAAAGGAGGAAACTACGTTTTTTCCCGCCAGTGACGTACCAGACAAATCAACCCTGACCGACAATGGTATATTTAAGGAATCCAACATAGTGGCCACTGATATGCCGTCTACAACTTCGTTTTTAAAAACATCATCCAGGTCAGCAATCAAAAATACCGTTCCTTCATATTCTTTTGCTATTACCCGGCTGCATAACTCTCTAATAAACAGATATTCTATAGCCTCACCATTACTGCAAGTCCAGACAAAATCTTCTCCAAAGGCTGTCCTGGCAATAGACATGAATTCATCTATTGACGCAATAGTTCCATTGTTGCGCATAGCATGAACATGTCCAAAGTCCCGATACCAGCCCTCATTTTGGAGCGTCAATATGATTTTTTCAATCATATAGTTAGTAGCCTCTTCCTTTGTTAATCCGCTATCATTCCACCCATCCCACCAGCGATAACTACTTTCATAATTAATATAATCCGTCCTACTAAATACTACGGTCACTGGAAGTCCCTTGCCGGGGCCATATCTTGTATCAGCTTCCCTGTCATTAGTGGCTGGAGATGGTGTTGAATTCCTAACAGCATTAAAAAACAAGTACATAAGGCCGGCCGTTGCCCTTTGCCCATTGCGATAGCTAGCGATAGAAATTATTCGACCAAGCAATGAGCTTAACCAGCCCTTTTGAGAAACAGGAACTCCAATAAACTCTTCAAGTTGGGTTTCGCCCATTGTTGAGGTATTGAAATCATACCCAAAATGGCCATTGCTAATATCAAACATCTGCTGACCACAATTAGGCGTTTTGGTTATCTTCGCCTCACCAACAGTTACGTTAAAAAAGGCTGCTCCCGCCTCAGTCCATGTGGTTTCATAATAATCAGGAATATATTCAATCACATTAGTGACTGGATTTTTCCACATGTCAGTCCCAAAGTAGATATCATGCCTGATTTGGCCAGATTTCTCGGCTTCGGCAATCCCGTCCACATATTGCCCCAATAGGTTGGTGACAAAAGCACCAACCCTTATATTATGTCTGAAACCATACATCTCTAAAGCATAGATGCTGGTATCAAACCGACTATCCGTCTGAAAGGAAAAGGTCATCTTGGCCCCAAACCTGTGGGTGCATTTTTCAATTGGTATCCCTTCCTCTCTTGGCCATGCCTTTACTATCATACCAATCTAGTTTTACGTGTTCCATCCGCAGCAGAGTCAATCCACTCATCCCCAATTTTACATTGAGCAGGTGGCACCCCATTTCCAACAGGCAAATCAGAAATTACCGCATTTGCCCTAATCGTAGTAAAAACCGCATCAGTATTTTCTTCAATCGGCTTAAATGGAAGCAAAAGCCCGTTTGAGCCATATTTAAACGCCATTCCAATATTATTTACGGGATTTGGCGCATCTGATAAATCGGAGAATTTCTGAACATTTGAGTTCCCTCCCCCTATGTCAGCTCCCAAGACCTTTAACAGGGTGGACTTTTCGGGGTCTTCATAATCCAGTAGCACCGTACCAAGGTTTACGGTTAGCTGTGCATACCCTGAGCCGTCAGCCGGATCGGTAGGCCGTGCCAGATCGAAGCACATATAACTATCAACCGGGGCGGCTGGCAATGTCAGAGGGATATAATTTGACTTGGCTATTGTCCCTTTTGTTCCGGTTTGGCTAACGCCATCCATATTGATAAATGAATAGTATGACGCCCACGTCATGTTCCAACGTCCAATAGTATAAATTTCTCCCTGCTTAACCGGCATCATAAACATTGCCCAGTCACCATCAGACAGACTGCCGGCATTATTTACATATTTACCAAATACGATAAAGCCTTTTTTTGCCACGTTGCTAGACTTCTGAATTACAACATCCGACTTCTTTATAGTGGATTCTACTTTGGTGTCAATCAGTGATACCCGTGTATTTAATTCGGATACAGTTCCTATTGTTCCCGTCATAGTGGCAATACCTGCCATAGCAAATTCAGCTGTAGAAGTAGCAACGACAACTGTAGCTCCAATAACCGAAGTAAGGTTACTTGAAGAATATGAGCCGTTTGCATTTGTCTTTAATGCAACTAATGCGCCGCCGGTAATTAAGGTAACGCCTAGATACTGACCGTTTAATACCGGAAATGCATCAAAATGAGTCCCAGCCGTGAAGGTATTGACACCTACCACAGCCGTTACTTCGACCTCATAGGCTAACGTCATGTGCGTATCATCCACCTTATTCCAAATACTAAATTTTAACGTACCCCCTGTTGTACAGTTTGCTTTTAATTGCTGCACATTGGCGGCACGATCTAAAACAAATGGGGCATTATTTATTCTAATATAGTGGGATGGATTGGCGTTTAAGTAGGTAGCTAGGTCGTCAGCCGCACCAATTTTAACCGGTGTATTATTCAGCAGGTTTGAAAGCTGCTCAACGTCTGTTTTCTTGGCGTATGCAGCAAGTGATATTTTGCTTATGCTCTTGCTCCAGACATTATCCTGCCCCCAAAGCTCAACAATGCCGGCATCAAGGTCGCCCTCAACATCATTATCAGGGTCAGCCGCAAGAACGTCTATAGGAGCTCCATTTACATCCAGAAAATTCACATACGTACCAGCTTCTTTAACGCTGTATTTACGGAAAACACCAGTCGTATCGACGGGAATGGTATTTAATTCAGCTACACCAACAATTGCAGTGCTTGCCTGAGCCGATACAATCCCTATTTTCTCGTTATAATCATCCTGAATACCCTGGACAACATCTTTTGTGCCTTTGGTGGTCAAAAGCGTATCTTCGGAAGGCGCATCTAATGTATTTGTGGTCTTCGGAGAAACCTCCTTGATAAATTCAGAATCCCCTTTTAATATTTCCGCAGCCTGATCTGCAACTACAGCTGAATCTGTATCATTTGGAATTGCATCAATAAGATTGGCGAAGTCCTCGGCTGTAGGTTCAGCTCCCGTCCTCGCAAATCGCTGTTTTAAGTAGTTTTTATCCTGTGCCATTATTAATCTATTGGAATTCTGTAAATAAATGCTAATGCGTAATATGGAGGCATGTTGTTGTGTGCTTCACTACCGCCCTCAGAACTTGTTTGAACAGTCGATGTGCCGCTTATGCCTCTCTGATTATCATTGCCGTCCGCATTGGCTATATTCCGGCTGGTATATCCGTGGGAGTGGGACGGCATTTCATCTATTGTTAGCTGGTGCTTTTCCTCTCCTCCGGTCTCCCCAACGGCATACTTTTCACCAGCGCCCAATACAAAGCTGTTCCTCAAATCGGGGGCATCATTCGTTCCGTCACATAACTGCCATCCTTCGGGTATATCTGAAAGGGTTCCAGACCATTGTACAATTATGCCATTGAACCCTTTAATAAGGGTCATTAGTTCGTTTTTTAAGTTGAAAAGACCGGTAATATTGGCCAAAACATTATCATTCCCTGCTGAGTAATCAGAACCGGACGCTGTTGGTAATGACTTAAATGCAGCTAATGATTTAATTTGAGAGAAATTCTCGAACGGAACACCGCCGGATATTGTCATGACAGCCTTCCGGACATAATAAACATCCTTTTGCGCCCCGTCGTCAAACTGCTCTTTTGTAACAAATTCCTCCATTTTGAACTGAGGAGCATAAACGCCTCCCTCATAAGGCAATAATTCGCCATTCAGGATTATCCAGCCAGGACTAACATTACTAGAAGCTTTTACACATCCAGATATGATAACATTATCCCCCAATGCGGCTGTTATAGTGGCTAGTAATGGGGCATATGTATTTTGCATAAACTCAAATGTGTCTTGATAAATCCATAAGCCCCCCGGTTGTGTAAAATCTAATCTATTCATGTCTATGCTTTATTAATGCTGAAAATTTTTCCAGCTAAACAATACTTATTTACTAATGCATTCATTTCATTCTGATCAAAAACAAGATATCTGGGCACCGTAACAATAAAATCAGAGGTAAATTGTGCGGTTTCATTTTTTCGGAACAGTAAAAGTTTTCTACTTTCTACCTTTTGTCCCACTACTGACTGTTTTGCCTCATCCTTAATGAACAGTGGTAAAGGAGGGTAATAAATACCCAAAATCACTTTAATACGTCTCTGGTCATAATCGAACCTGTCATTTAAGGCCTTTTCTAAATAACAGACCTGAGGCGTTATAGTTAAATCATATTCAGTGCTATATTTATAATTCAGAAACCTTGAATGAACATACTTTAGCCCAGACGTACAGGCAGTAACAAAAGCCAATAGCTTCGGTTGGCGTAAAACCACCGGAACAAGCCAGCGTGTCAGCTTTTTCCAGTCAAAATCATATATTGGTCTGTTGAACTGCATTACTTAATTGGGCTTTGTGGTAAATATGTAATTTCCAAATCTGTATCGGATGCAAATCTTAGATAGCCACTATCGGGCACAATCTTCGTATCAATACCTGTAAAATCAAAGTTTCCATATTTGGAACTGGCTGCATCGATCTGACAAATAACAACCCCGTCGACCGCCTGCACAGCATCAGTTACATATTGCAATACAAATGTTCCGTTAAAAGGAAGTGCTTTTAAATATGTTTTAATTGCCGTAGAAATTACATTTTCAGCCGAACCGTCGAGGCGGTTACCCTGACCGTTCAAAATAAGCGGATCATAATATACCGTCCACTTCATTTTAAGAGAATCAGGCGGCAGGCTATCAATGGATAGCGCAACCCCGGCATCCCCAACCCGGCTAAAATACTCCCGGACACCGTTTAGCTGTTCTTCGCTCAGTGGCCCTAAATCTTCTCCGGTATCAGTAGCGGTCTTTATCCTCAGTGTAATATGACCATAAGTATCAATTTGCTTAACCACAGCCGAGTATTTTACAACCAAACTGGCCGCAATTTCATCGTCTGTTTTGCTTGTATTGTCATACTTGTCGGACTCAAGAAGCAAGGCAAAACCATGTTGGTATAGTTTGGCCATATTGGCATACCATCGCTCAGTATGGGGCTTCATTTCAGAAATGGCGGTATTGACGTCCGTTTTATGGGTGTCGAATATTGTCTCCAATACCCATGTAACAAAAGCCACTATATAAAACAGAATGCTTTCAAAGCTTACAGCTGAGAACTCCTGCTCGAAAGTGTTCCCATCAGTAAGGCTATAGGCCGACTTGATATTGTCATCTTCCATGAACATATCAGTAGCCTGTTTTTTAATTTCTGCGATTGTTCTTGCCATTTTAACTTACTTTGAAATCAATTCCTATTCTCCAATAACCAATCCCTTTATTTATGATCACCCCATCATTTGAAGCTGGGTGCTTTAATTCCGTATTAAAAAACTTAACCACTTCCTTATTCTTGGCTGATGCTGTCTGGACTTCTGTCCCAATATCCGGGGCATCTGTCAGAGAAAACCCGTTATTGAGTGCCAGATCAAAGGCCGCAGAGACGTCGCCCTGTTCTTGGATGGCAACATCCAACATGTTTTGTCGTGATCTGGTTTTAATAACTGGCATCTATCATTAATTTGCTATTCGTAAATTTTACGTCCTTAACCAACTGTCCATCAATCTCCAATTGCATTCTTATTTTTCTGCGCCATTCTAAAATGTCGTTATCCAAGCTTATATCATCAATTCCACAACCCAGATAAGGCACTTCCTTTAATTCTCCTGGCTGCATTTTCAGGATAACCGCCTGATTCTGCGGCAAGGCTTCTTCAAGGGTCAGACCTTTGATAATCTTTCCGTCTGGCCCTCTCTGAGGTACAATCTTTAAATCAAAGTCATTGTCTAATGCAATTCCGATTCCCCGCATCTTATTCAAGTTTTCCGTTAAATGTTCCTGTTACGACTCCACCAGTTGCAGAGGTCAATCCATCCGTATAAACAATTTTGGCCCCCTTTGTATAGTCGTCAATTGAAGTGGAAAGTCGGTCTGCAAATTCTTCAATGGAGGTTTGCTCCCTTTTTAGCATATCGGTCAATAATTGGACTATAGCTGATTTTAAGGCCGTCTTATCTAAACTCATTTTAAAAGCTTTTTAAAATCCGTTTCAAATTGGTTCACCTGGAGTAATATCTCCGGCAGGATTTTTCCAGATGGGCCAACAGGTGTAAAAACTTTTAGCGCCTTTAGGATGGCCACCAGACTACCAAACAGACCCAAAAGGCTGACATCGTCATTTTTAATACTGACTTTCCCGTCCGTACTGTCAATCTCCAATTCAAGGCCGTTTTGGACGTATTTAAAAGATTCCACCTCATCAATTGCCAAAACACATAAATCCTTGAAATCCCCCGTGAATGACCCGCAGGTGACCATTGAACCGACCTTCGGAATTAATAAAAGGTAGTTCCCGCTTTCATTAATGGTGCTTTTGAGCCTTACTTCTGTTAACTCCATTTCATCCGAACCATAAAGAACTGTACAACTTTCGCCGGTGACCTCTTTAACCTGGGCATTGATGAGCGGTATATTATTATTACCGCCTACAACCTGCTTAAGAGTTTCGACTAATTTTTTATAGTTATCCATCAGATAATTTTCTACCTATTTGAACTTTACGTTTACCCCCTTCAGCACTTATACTGGTAGTTACACTTACCACATAATACCAGCCGTCTTTTTCTGGATACTCCTCATCTACTATTTCAGCTGACCAGGTCGGAGCCACATAAGGAACCAGCCACCCAGTAATAGAACCCTCATATCCATCATATAAAAGGCGGTTGTATTCATTTTCGGCCACTTTCTGCATAGAAAGCAAATCCATTCCATTCCCTTCTATTGTAGCCTGATCTCCGCCGGTAGTTCCAAATCTGACCTCTTTTACTTTTCCATCCTTGCCAGTGCTTTTTACGATAATCTGAATCTTTTTATCTTCAGCACGGATATATTTAAGGTCGTCAGATTCAATATTTTGCTGAAAGCTATACCGGACATCGCCGCCTTTGTCCAAATATGGAGGATGAATTTGCAGCGTTGGCCGATCGCCTTCCGTAATGAAAATATTAGCCTTTGTCTCCTCCTGCATCTTTTTCAACACATCATAGGCGGTGGCCTTACTAATTACAAATTTGTCATAGGTAATTGGCAGGCTGCTTTCCACTTTCATGTTAACACCCGTTTGCTGAATCAGGTAATTTGCTATGGTTTTAATATCAACCTTAGAAAATTGCTTGTCAGCAACTGGCTTGCGAAGCAAAAACATTGAATCTTCACAATTAAGGCTGATGCTTCCGCCGTCAGTGGAGATATTCTGTAAGTATCCAAAGAACTCATTTACCAGGTCGCCAGAATACCCGAACTTGACATTTACTTTATCACCTCTTTTAATCTGGTCTTCTATTTTCAGAACCGAATTAAGAGCGGTTCCGGGCAATTTGATTACACAATTGTCAGCCAGAAGGTCAACAGATTTGTGTATTTCGACACTATCCAATAACATCAGCTGGTAATCCCCGATAGTTATTTTAAAGTCGACATCAAAGAGCATTATTCTTTATTTTAATCAACAAATCCCAGTCATCGTCGGAAAATGCCGTAATTCTAAAACTCTGGTTTTCAATACCCTTTGTAAATGGAAGATTCCATTTATCAATTACAATGCGATCAATGTGCAGTGCTTCAAATAATGGGCATTGAACGTCAATGGCTTCCCTTGATTCGCAGAACTCTTTTAAACGTCTGGTGTCCTCCACCGGGAAGGACAACTGAGTGCTATTATCAATAAACACCCCTTCGATAGTGATTGCGTAATCTCCCTGCATCCACCGTTCTTTTATTGTTCCGCGCCTTTTATTGAGTGTGGAAGGAACTTTGGCGACATTCCTTCGTACCAAAATATTTTCACCATCTATTGTAATCAGTGGTTCAATTGGGAAAAGCCACCAATCATTTATAGTATCGCTAGACTTTTTAAATTTGAGAGGGGCGACCATTGGGGTTCCAAACCTTGTATATTCGGTTTTGTCAGGGAGTGCCACTTCTGGCACATCCGCATCAAACCCAACAGAAGAAGGAGTTATCCCAACCTCTTCCGGTCTTGGAAGGGTCAATCCCTTAATAAAACTTGGTATTTCAAAAATGTTCATGTTTTATCCTCCAAGTGAAGCTCCAGCGGCTACACCTCTGGTTACGGCACTGATTACTTTTTGTTCTAAATCTTTAATACCCTCTTCTGTATTTGATACTACTATCTTAAAGCCGTCAATCATTTTACCGATTGACATATTAACGGTGATATTCCTTTGACCGCCAGTGGCCACCGCATTATTTGATTTAGCAGCATTGCCCTTTCCGCCAGATATGGAATCCATATTACTGTTTACCGTCTGGCCACCGGGCATCTTTCCGGGTGATATGCCTAGCTTACTTTGAACACTGTTTTTGAAGTCTGCAAATGTTTTTTTATTCCAATGAACAGAATTATAGGCCTGTGCGAATTCGGAACCAGCTTGATTGCGGAGATTAATCAGGTTTTTTGCCCCGTCCACAATAGCCTTTTTCCGGGCATTCGTGTCGGCATTTATCTGGGCCAACATCTTATCATTTGCGGCACTATCTCCTAAGCCTACGGCATTTTTAAAATCATACCATCCTGCCTTAATTTTATTAATTCCAATCATCAATTGATTGACCATTGTTTCAAAGGCATACTTAAAAGATGATACAAACCATTCTCCAACCAGCTTCATGGCTGTAACGGTATGTTTCCAAGCCTGCCCCCAACCATCGGTTTTATATACTGCATAACCAATTAAGGCGATAAAGGCAATAATTAAGGCAATTACGGCTCCGATTGGATTTGCAGACATAGCTGCATTAAATAACCACTGGGCTGCTGTCCAAATACCAGTAGCGGTAGCACACAATAACGACCACGCTTGCATCAGGACTAAATAAGCGATAATTCCTCCTATAGCAGCCGTCAAAACACCAATCCAAAAACCGCCTCTTTGAAGAATGTCATACCACCCTTTGAAGAATTTCCCCACCCGGACAATTACGTCTATTAATCCAAAAAAAAGATTGCCTAATCCAATAATTAGAGGTTTAATGGCGGATAACATTGCAGGAGCCTTATCGACAAATGCTTGCATGTACTTTAACCCCTTTGCAAATAATGGTCGTAATGAATCCCCAAAATCTGTAAGAAACTTACTGAAATTATCTCTTGCGGTGCCAATCATTGCGCCCAGTGTTTTGCCTTGTTTCTCCAACGCTCCTGCATAAATACCTCCTTTTTGGGCCGCTTTATCAAGAGCTTTAGAAAGCGTTTCATAAGAAACATCCATCTTCATTGCCTCTTGAACTGATTTGCCAGTTGCCTTGCTAAGCAGCTCGTAAATATTTATGCCTGCTATTCCAAATTGCTTGATATCCATTGAGCTAGCCTTGCCGACAGTCTTAATTTGCTGCATATTAGCGGCCATATTAGACAACTCAGCATCACCTTTGCCTACAGCGGCAATGGCATTGGCTAAATTCAAAGCATCTTTTCTGGCCTGTTCAGCATTCAAGCCAGAAGAGATTAAAGCTCTATTTACATTAAGAAGAGAATCTGTGGAAAAAGGAGTCACAGCCGCATCGTGCTGGATGGCGTCGTAAACACGTTTGGCGTTATCCCCTAAAAAGGTGGTCAGGCCAATAATATCCTGTTCACGTTTTACAGTACCGTCAAAAATAGCCCCTCCCAGCAGTGGTACAATTCTGGCCATAGAAGTGGCCGCAGTGGCCACCATATTGCCCAGGGCTACGTTAAAAATGGAAATGCCGCCGGAAGCCGTTCTCTTTAATTGATTGTCAAGGCCGTTTATTTGATTACGGATGCCCCCGATTTGTCCTTGAGTATTGGCACTGTTGATGCCTAATTTTTGCAAAGCGGGGCTGATCTGATCTTTAAGCCTTAATATGTATTCAAGAACGTTCGACATCTATTTGTTTTGTTTAGCCTCTTCCTGGCGTATCCATTCCATTTCCTTTACTCGGAACGCCCATTCAGTTATACTCAAATTTCCGGGTTCAACTCGGTAGTAATAACGTAATTGGGCGTTCACCTTACGAATTTCATCGACCCAACTTTTGAGCTTCCGACCCCATTCGTGTATATCCATCTCCTTAGTTACCGGGATTGTATCTGTTTTCTCGCTCCCTTGTTGGCGAATGCCAAAACCGGCATCCTCTAAAGCTTTTCCACCTCAACCGCTGTAACTTCGATAATGGAAGTCATCTGCTGTGCAATGCCCCTCATTTTGGCCTCATCCTTACCGTCAAACTGATCACCGCCAAGCTGACAAATTCTAAAAAGAGTAATCCCAAAAGTGTAGGTTTTGCCCTGCATCAGGTTTACGCTTGCAAATTCAATTTCCTGCGTTGTAGGTTGGCGCACATAGGCCACCTCACCAGAGGCTAATTTTAATTTGGATACGCTACCGTACTGTTTTTTCCACGCTTCGATTTGTTGTGCTGTAACTTCTGTCATCTGTGTAGATTTTTATTTGAATTTTGGTTAAGAAAAATTATTTTGAGACTATATCAAGTGCAATGAAAGGAACTTCCGATTCCATAAACTTGTCACCTTGCTTCAATTCACGTGGAGCTTCAGTAAAAGAAATCCCCTTTATTGTTTCAGAAACCGGAGGGATACCCTTTGAAGGGTCTCCATACATGACCACCGCAGTAATTGAACGGATATTCAAAAGGCTGCCATTACCCGCAGCATCTAAGGCCAATAACTCAGACTGAGTGATTGACATAGACCCCTCTACTGAAAAGTTTCCGTGTTGGATAGAATGAGCCTTGTTTCCTTTAGCAAACAGGGCTTCTTTTTCCTGCTTTGGAGTGTATTTAATGCCGCGCACACCAGTAATCTCCACTCCACCCAGGATTAACCTAATATCGCTCCATTCGTATTCTCTCGTGTTAATCATTTTCTTTGTTTTTTAAATAGTTGAAATAGGGTTAAGAAATGGTTTGAAAGCCCAAATACACATCCACAAGGCGGGCATATCCGAAGGGGCGCACCTGAATAAGGACTTTAAACGGATTGCCGGACACCAGATTAACAGTTGTATCAATGGAGCAAACAACACCATTATCCCCATTTTCTGGGTCGGCGCTCAATTCTCCATTAGCCGTCATCTGAGTTACGATGGCATCCTCTACAGCGGCCTCCCAGCTTCTTGCATAAGGCAGCTGTATTGTTCCATCGGAATTTACAGGAACCTCATCCAAAATGAGGTTTAAAAGGACGTCATAAGCCACCCGGTATGCCTTGTCAATGGTTCTGCGATAGCTTAAATTGCTATAGTCATCCGTAGCGGATGTGAACAGCGGATCGTCACTGAAGAAATAACCTGAACGACCTACAAACGAGCGTAGCGTTATGTAACGTTTCGTGTTTAAGGTTTCAGAATCGGCCACCTCAACAGCTTTGTCGCCAATAAACCCGGTAATTGATGCGATTGCCCCGTCTTTTACACGGCCAATGTTGCGCTGTACAGGACTGGCGGCTATTTTACCGGCAATGGTTCCCATTGTCGCATTCTGGCTGTCAGAAATAGTATCGCCAATGAAAATGCCGACACGGTTATTTTGCCCTTCAGACAAATCAGCCAGTTCTGCCGGGTCGCCAGCATAGCCATAACCTTCAAGAATGATAAAGAGTGGCGCATACTTGGTATCGGTGGCCCATTCGGCCAAAGCCTGACCTTTGGTGGCGGCCAAAGCAACATCAGCGTCCAGCCCGTCCGTAATTACAGGTTCATAGCTGGCATCTGGAGTCCTGGACACAACCAGTCCTCTTAATCTGCCATTTGCGGCGTTGATCAACAGCTTAGCGTTGTCCTTATCCTTATCCAGAATATCGCTTACCAGTAAGGTGTCAGGGAAGGCCATCAGCCAAACTTCTGTCCCGGCGTCGGCGTTGCTGTAAAATTCGCTGACCAGTTTATAAATAGCGGCATTGGAGACCGCAGTAATGCCTAATTCGACAAGACTGTCCATAGAATACAGAACATAGGTCTTGTTCAGCTCGAACTTACCTGCAATCGCAACACCAGAACCAATTAAGCCTAAAACGCCGTCAGCGTTAGCTGCCTGTTGGCCTAAATTGCCGTTCTGGAAATAAATTTTTACGCGTGGTAACATTGCTGTGTTTTTACTTTTTTTCAAAAAAAAGGGCTAATAAATCAGATTATTAGCCCTTTGGCTAATATGTGCTGCTAAGCTCTAGGCATTTTCGCTTTCGCCAGCAGCATCGGGGTTTGTGTTATTTTCGGGTCCATCCTTGGAAGCTTTCGCTTCTTTAGACGCCTTGCCAGCCTTTTTAACAGCAGCAGGGGCTTTCTCTGTCTTGGTGTCCGGTGTCTTCGGCTTTTTTTCAGCCTTTGCGCCAGTATCGCCTGCGGTTGACTTTTCGGCGGTGGTAGTCTCCGGCTTTTCGGCCTCAACACTTCCGCGCTCAAAGCGTTTTACGGTCTTATCTTTTAGAGACCGGGCATGTGCATTTGCGTCAAAATCTTTGTGAAACAAGAAGCCGTCAGAGGTCTGAAAAACTTCGGACTTGTTATGGCTTTTGAAATGCTCTTTAATTTTATTGTCCATTACCTATAATTTTATCGGTTGGTAAAAAATTGTATTTTAATTCTCCTTTCCAGTAAAGCCATGCCTCGGCCTGTCTGCGGCGGAGTAATCCATTGTATGCAACCCCATTATCATATTTCCATCTTAAAAACTGCGGAATAATCGCTTCAAAATCATTTGGATTCTGATTAATAACCCTTCTCAGTGTGCTGTTTTTATATCCTCCTGTAGGGCCATACGGGCCGTCTATCTGAGAACTGCCAACATTGTAACCAAAGCTCACAAGTGCATCAAATTGATTCTGATTAATACTATCAACAGTTAAAGCATCAATATCTATAACAGTCTGCTTTAAATCAAACCGCAAAAGCTCATAAGCCTTGTCTACTGTTATGCAATCGCCTTTTGCGACTTTTCGGCCTCCGAAATACCGGATAGTGCCGATACCAATTGTCCAGACCCCACCGGTATCCTGATAGGCATTAAGCCATTTAGGACTATCAACATTGCCTGAACATTCAAACTGTTCAATAAGCTTCAGGCAATTGGAGGATATGGAAGTGATCTTGGTCATTTAAAAGGCTTTGAAATTGGATTTAAAAAGAGGTGCAACGCATCGCTGCGCCCTTTCTACACATCAGCATTAAGCACTAGCAGCTGAGTAAATTGCACCGATGTACTTGTTCATCACCGGCAGGGTAATGAAATAGTGGCGGTAGTTCAGCCTATTAGTCTGGTTTTCTGGGTCCAGATTGGCAGGCGCAAAATATTGCTTGGTGAGACCAGTCTTTTTGACGATGTTACCCACATAGTAGGCCACGGATGCCCGGTTGTCAGTTCCACCTGGAACAGCAGCAAAGGCCACTTTCGCACCAGCGGTAGTGAAGTAAGGCGTAGAGATATAGCTATACACCTCGAATCCGGCAATAATCGGAGCAGGCTGACCTGTCTTGAAATCAACAATCAGCTT